AAAAGTATTGAAAGACTGACTCAATAATCAGCTGACCTACAATCAAGTCAGGGACAATATCATCAAGGTCAATAGTTCGCTTTTCTCTAAAGCAAGAGCGAGAACGATCGCAGTGACTGAGATGGCGAAAGCCTATGAATACGGAAATGTGCAACCTATGAGACAACTTGAGTCAGTTTGAGTCTCTGTACTGAAACAATGGCAAACTTGCGAAGATTGAAAAGTAAGACCTGAGCATACGGAATGCGAACAACTAGGACGAGTCCCTTTGGACTTTGTATATCCCTCAGTTTGAGTGCAATACCCTCCAGGCTGACCAAACTGTAGATGCACAATACTGCATAAAATCAATGACTAATTTTATCACATAAAAAGTCAGTAATGAAGAGAAAAGAAATAAAGCTAGTGAAAGAAAAGAATTTCTTTCAAGTCCTATGGGACAAAAAATCAGTGCAAGACTTCGAGGAAGATGGAGTCAAAGGTGTGGAGATTGAGTGATATGCTTCCACTAAAGACAAGGACAGAGGTCACGATATTGTAGATCCTCAAGCGTTCAAGAACGCACTTGATCTCTATATGACCAATCCTATCGTGCTCTTGCAGCATAATATGGAGAAGCCAATCGGAGTCGTGACTGAAGCAAAGATCGATGACAACGGTCTCTATGTTAAGGCAAGAATCACTCAAGATGTGGACTGAGTAATCAGTGCAATCAAAAACGGAGTATTGAGAGCCTTTTCAATCGGTTATAAGATCAAGGATAGCGAATTCTTGGAGGAAGAGACCTCTGATGGTCGAGACTATGCGAACATCATCAAAGATCTCTCACTCTTTGAGATCAGTGTTGTATCTGTTCCTATGAATGCTTACTCCTTGATGAAGTCTATCGGAGACTGCTTTGAGATCAAAGAAGCTACTGAAGAAGAGCAGAAAAAAACTGATTCTGAAGAGCAAGAAACCGCAGAAGATCAAGAAGAAAAATCAGCTGATGAAGATGAGGAAGCCGAGTCTGACAAAGACAAGGAAGAAAAGAAGTCTGACTCAGATGATGAATCTGATGAAGAAGAGCAAGATCCTCCAACAGATACAGATGACTCAGATGAAGAAGAGGAAGACAAAAAGTCCCTTGCTCCAGAAGGTAAAAAAGCAGATGAACAATCTGACATAGAAGAGCCTGAGAAATCGGCACAACCTGAAAATGATGCTGAAACTGCACCAGAGAGCAAAAAAGCTCTCGGAACGGCTGAAGGATTGAAGGATCTTCAAATCAAATCAGTTGAAAACTTCATCTCCGCAGAGATGAAATCAATTGAGAAAAAGTTCTTGGATCAGCTCGCAGAAAAAGATGAGAAGATCTGAAAACTAGAAGAGAAGCTGAAAAATGCTCTCGAATTGCTCGGAGGAACGATTGAAGTTCTCTGACAACTCGACAAAGCGGTAGCAAATACCGTAATCAAGACTTGATATACCTATCAAGCACCAAAACAGAAGCAGAACTCAAGCAAGTATAGCTCGCTTGTAGCTAAGCTTCAGGATTCTTAATCCGACTTTTTATTCTCTCAATAGAAGAAAAAAATGAATATCAAAGACTTAATGATGAAAGCAAAATCAATAGCTGATATTGCTTACGATGAAAAAGATTTTGCCGATGTAGAAACTAAAGCAAACGAGGTAGTGCATACACAAAATGCAGGTCTCGGAAAGGAAATTATCCCAACCAATGTAATGAGTGATAATTTGCTTGATCTTGTGCCTCAATACTCAAGACTTTTGTCTCTTCTTCCAGGTAATCACGGAAATGATATGCCTATCTCTTCCAAAGTGCCTGTAATCGGAGAAGCTGGACTCTTCTCTGGAAATAGTGAATGGTCTTCAGGAGATGGATTTGCATTCGTTCCAACTAAGAACTGACCAGCAACAGGAGAAGTGGTAATCGTTCAAGGTCAATTCATTCTTGACATTGCTATCTCAAAAAGAGAATTGAACTATGCTCCAGCTCAGCTTGAATCAATTATCAGAGAAAGAATGAATAGATCTGCTGCTAGAACTATTGACGCTGTAATTATCAATGGAGATACTGCTTCAACTGGTAATGTGAACGGAACATACAACGCTAAAGCATACTTTGCTCAGATTGACAATGGTATCAGAAAAGTTGGTATCGGAAACACTGTTGTAAATGTAGGTGCAATGACTGCGAAATCATACCTTGATGTCGTTGCTAAGCTAGATGAGGGATACCAATCAGACCTCGAAAATCTCTTGATTATCGAGCCAAACAACATCTATCTCAAGTCCCTTGCATTCGATGAAGTGATTACGGTTGATAAGTTCGGATCTCAGGCAACTATCAATAGCGGTGTTCTTGCTAAGGTATGGAATATCGACAAGATCACTGCAAGAGATTTCCCTGCTTTGACCGCTTCAACTGGTGCGGTTTCTGCTACAGGATCTGAAAACACAAAAGGATCTTTCGCAGTGATCTATAAGCCAGCAATCCAATATGGATTTGGTCAGCCATTGGAGATCGATGCATTCAAAGTGCCTGGAAAGGGTGTGCAACTTGTTGCGACAATGGAATTTGGATTTGCTATTGCTGATGAAGTAGCAGGTCTCGGAAAGACTGTTGGACTTGGAGCGAATGTGACTCTTTAATCTTTATCTCTCAAGGGGGTGTCGTAATTCACGACATCCTCACTAGAGAGGCTTTTATCTTGTGTATTGATACCAAATGAAACAAGTGCTAGAACTAAAAAATATCTCTGAAGAAACTCAGCTCGTTCTCAACGAGAACTTGGAAAAGGTAGAAGTAGAAGCTGGAGAAACATTCAGAACTACTGAGAGAAGCTATCTCAAAAACTATGCTCATATCTTTGCTTTGGCTACTGATGAAGCAGAAAAAAAGGATAAAAAATCTGACTCAAAATCTGAGTCTAAGGGTAAAAAAGCAAAAGATCAAACTCCTGTAGATCCTGAGCCTCCTGTAGATCCTGAAAATAATGATGGAAAAGCAGGAGAAGAAAAGAAAGCTGGAACTGATCCTGTAGATCCTGAAACTGAGGCAACAGACAATACTCAGGAAACTCAAGGAGCTGAGAATACTCCTGAAACTTCTGAAACTGAAGGGGAAGAAGAAAAAAAGGCTGAATCTGAAACTCAGGAAACTGCATAATTTAGAGTATAAATCACTATCAAATGTATTCAAATCTTGAACTTTTCAAGCAATATATCGGAGTGAGTGGAAACGAGCAAGATCAACTCTTGACCTCGTTCCTCCAAACTGCATATCAGAAAATCAACAAGCTCTGCTGAGTTGATAGTTTTTTGCTGAAAGATCGTGAGCAGATGGTGGATCTGAGAGCGATTGTAGAGAGTTCAAGAGGGTTGGAAGTCTACCTCAAAAATAAGCCTGTAAAGCTGATCAAAAAGATCAATGGAGAAGCTTATACAGGAGTCAAAGGGAAAGACTATCTCGTAATCTACGATAGGAGAGTCATATTCCAAAGGCTACCGCTCAATGACTTCTGATTTCTGACTTTTGAATACGAGGCTGGCTATGATGAAACTGATCTCCCTGATGATCTCAAGCTAATGGAAATGATGATCGCAAGCGGAATGTGGCAACAGCACGGCAATGAGTGAGTGCAAAGCTACAAGCTCGGAGATGAACAGATTGTCTTTGGCTCTGCTAGTGGTGGAGGTGCTGATGATCAATTCTTCAGCTTCAAAACCTTGCTCAATAAGTATAAAAACTTTAATCTTCCAGTATAAGAAATGACAATATTTTATACCAAAAAAGCAGTCCTCTCAAGACAAGAGAGAAACGAGAAAATGGTCACTGCTCGAGTGGAAAAAGGAAGTTTTGACTGCAATGTGCAACCAGTCTCAGACAAGGACTGAATCACTGGAGGCTCAATGCTGACCACAAAAAAACTCTACACTGACTATCAGGACTTGAAGCCTTGAGATAGGTTGGAGATTCAAGGAGTGGTGTATATCGTAGACTCAGTGCAAGACTGGAACGGACTCAGAAGAAAATACAAAAAAGCTTTTATCAATGAGAGTAAAGGGAACTAATGCAACTCAAAGGAGACCTCAAAGCAATCGGAAAGCTCAATGCGAATGTATCAAAATCAATACAACTGATGTTGATGAAAATTGCACTTGAGATCTCTAACACTGCAAAAACGCTCGCTCCTTACCTATCAGGAACGCTTAGAAGATCAATCTGAATCGCTACCAATAGAATTGCTCAGGGAGTGGTCATTGTATGATCTCCTGTAGCCTATGCAAAAAGGAGAGAATTTGAAAATAAACTCAATCCTGACAGAAAGTTGTATTTGGAGAGATGATACACTATGAACAAAGAAAAAATTGATAAAATTGCAAAAGAAAGTATGCACAAAGCTCTATTCTCAAAATAAAACCTTTATATTTCGCTACTAGAAAATGACTCAAACCTTTGGATTCAAAGAAATTGGAGATGTAATCTATGCAAAAATGCTAGAAATAAAAAATACTGACTGAAGAGTTGGTGCAGTCTTCAATAGAGATATAAAGATTGAAAACGGCGTGAGTCTTCCTGCGATCATTATCACTCCTTGAGCCTGAAACATTGACTACTTGGACTCCTGCTCCTACGCAAGCAGAACGACCTATACCGTCAGACTTCTTGACTCTCTTCAGGAGAACTATGGAGAGGTTGAGGACAATTTCAGGATCGTTGCTGATATGATCACGGCGAGACTGAAAGAAGTCTGAAAAATCTCACGGAATAATAATGATGGCAAGGGGAATACCATCAGTTGCCGTTTCGATTATCAGCGAGGTTTCACTGATACGCAAGAGCCTTTGAGAGTATTCGAGATCAACTGCAACTTTGAAATCGTGGAAAATTAGTTTTATATCACAAAATATCGGAAAATGGCAAGAAAATGTATGGATTGTCCTGAAAAAGAGACAGAAAACATTGACCTTGAGCAAGTAGAGGTCAAGGAAGAGAAGAGATTCTCTTTCCCGAGGCTCTGAGTCTCGGTCGTGGCAAAAACGCTTGAGGAAGCTCAAGAGCAAATCAAAGCTCTCACAAGTAAAGACTATGAGACAAAATCTTTAGATTCTAATCAAGAATAAGAATGGCTGAAGCATTTATCGGAAGATTGTCCGCAATCGGACTAGGTAAGGAAACAACAAGAGGAACAAAGGTTGCTCCTAAGGTATGGATTCCAAAGACTACAGGGGTATTGAGTCCATCGTTCGAGGTGGCAACTGATGACTCAGGATATGGAGTGATCGATGAAGTATTTGATACCATCACAACAAAAAACCTCTCAAAGCTAAATCTTGAGGGTATCGTGAGAGATGACTTCATCGGCTATCTTTTGCTTGGAGCTCTCGGATCGTATGAGAAACTCAAGGTATTCAAGGGAAGTGTAACTGGTGGAACGCCTAAAAGATGAGATTCAGTGACTGGTGGAGTCTTGAAAAAGATCGTAAAAGTTGGAGCTGATCTCTACTACTGTTTCAGTGGAAATGTATCAGGAGCAAGTATCACAAATGGAACTTGGACGCTTGCAGCAACTCCAGTGAACAATATCAATGCTCACTTCTTCTCAAGAGCTAATACCAACAACTTGCAGACTTTTACGCTCTATGGAGATGATCCTGTTGCCTCAAGCTGTGCTCCTTACTCCGTGATCAATAACCTCGAGATCTCGTGTGAGGTGGCTGACTTTGTGAAGTTCTCAGCTGAATTTATGGGGAAGCAAATGCAACCTGTAAACCAAGGTGAAGTGACTCCTGCCTATGCTGATGAGCCTGCATTCACGGCTTCAATGGCTGGAGTAAGGTTTGCAGATAATGAAGCAGGTCTCAACTCTGCGACTGAGGTATGTATGCAAAACTTCAGGCTTGCTATCAATAAGAATATCACTGACATTCAGTGTTTCGGAGATACTGATGTGTCTGCATTCTATGGTCAGCAACTCGGTATTGAGTGAGATTTTGAAGCGGTGTATAATGACACAACGCTCAGAGACTATGTGATCAATTCCAAAAAGAAAGCTCTCAGATTCTATGCTGAGAACAAACAAAACGGCTACTCTGCGATGTTTATTGATGTGATGAAGTGTGGTCTCAATGAGTGGACTCCTACGGATAACAACAACGAACTCACAAAGCAGACAATGGGATTCTCTGCTCAGTATGACAATGCTTCAGGAACTTCAATTGAAGTGCTACTCTTCAACTCCAATGCTGAGGGGTATTAGAAAAAAAGCCACTTATAAGGTGGCTTTTTCTTAAAAACGAGAAATTATAAACAAGAGAAAAAGTGCAATTCATAAAATTCGCAATCGATAATTGGATTTTTTCTCTTGTTTTTTTTGAAGTTTGATCTCAGTTCCATCGAGAGTCATTTCATAGTTATTGTTTAGGTATTCTTGAACCTCAAGAGCATCTTCATATCAAGATGTTTTGTGTTTGTAAAGAAGGTTTTGTAAATCAGGATAGTAAAAAGTCCAATTATTTCGGATTTCATCAGCTTTCTTTTTTAATTCTTCAAAAGAAAGTTTTCAGTGTTTGATTCTATAGCAAAAATCAAAACTTACATTTCATAAGGGCAAATCATAAAGATAGAATCACCAAATAAAAGAATAGTGCTTACTCTCTCAAATTCTCAAGCTTTTTGTAGATCAATCTTTAGTGATCTCTTTTTCTAGTTCGGTTCATTTCTCAATCCATTGTGCTTTTTCTGATTGTAGAGGTTTTGCTTCAAGGAAATTTCGAAAAGTATGCAAGTGATCAGCTATAGCTAAAGGATTGCTTCAATGAAAACTAATGGTAGTTTTTACATACCACAAATCTTGATTTTCAGGTTCATATTCTTGGTTTATCGTATGAAAGCCTTCATTTGAAAGTAAAGTTGTTTTTTTGAGTCCGTTACTTGTGTCCTGAACAAATTTTCACTCTCAGTCTTTCTCTTTAGTCCAAATGAATCTTGATCTATATCTACTCATTTTCTCGTTTACAAGATAAATTTTTTTGATATTAGTAAAATAGACCTTTTTTACAAGTTTTTTTGTATAGCAAAAAATAAAAAAAAGTATAAAAAGATTTGCAATTTGTATAGAAAAATATATAATACAATATACATAAAGTTTATATATCCATCAAAAAATGACTAAAAAAGAGAAAGTAAAAGAAGATTTGCTCAAAAATCCTCAAACCGCCAAGCTGAGCGAAATAATCGCTCTATTGGAGTCTGAAGGGTATGAGCTGAGAAAGCCTAGTGGATGAAGTCATCATAAACTCGTGCATCTTAAGAGTAAGGCTTCAATTCCTTTGCCTATCCACAATGGAGAAGTAAAAGATGTATACAAGACAATGATCAAAAAATTTTATCTTAAAAATCAAGAAGAATGACAAAAGAAACAACAATCCTCATCCCAGTAGATGGGAAAAACTATCAGCTCAGTATCCAGCCTCTTGATGAGGTTTGGGACTGAGAGAAGATGGTATATGTTAAGTGTAAAGAAGCAGGTATTGACTGCGAGTATCCTGAATCTGATTTACCAGCTCTTATTCAAGATATGGAACACTTGATCAGAGATGAATTAGCAACTGCAAAAGATTCGCAGATCAATATCAGAGTAAAAGCAAGAGACAAAGTGCTTTTGCAACAATATGCCTCAGCTGGTGGGTATCGCTCTTTGAGTGAATATCTCATTGCTAAAGGTTTACAAGTCGCATAAATATCTTTATTTTATAAGAAAGCAACACAATGAAAAAATGTCCTTTTTGTGCAGAAGAAATTCAAGCAGAAGCAAAAAAGTGCAAGCATTGCTGAGAATTTCTAGAACAAGATCAAGAGAAAAAACAAAACAAAAACGGAATCGGAGACTTTTCAAGATGCAGAATTCTGAGAGAATGACCAGCAAACATTCGTTGTCCAAAATGCTGATTTCACGGAATCACTAAAGAGATCAAATGAGACTACAATCCAGTTATCTTTTGGATTCTATTCTTGTTCTTCCCTGTAATTTGAGGTATCTTGTATTATCTTTTTGCCTCAAAGAATAGGTATGTTTGTCCTGATTGTGAGACTGATTATGTAGAAGTGTTATCACAAGCTTCAAATGATACTGAAAAAGAGAAAAAGAAAAATATAAACTGGAGAACGATCTGAATTGCAATTGGAATTTGATTTCTAGGGCTGATGCTTCTTATTTTCTTATGAGGGGAATAAAAAAGAAAATTATATGAAAAACCTGATGAAAAAAGTCAGGTTTTTTTTCTATTTTATGGGAAAAATACTTGGAGATTGAGGGGTGCGTGACTATACTGAAAAATGAGCTGAGAGGTTTTTTCTCTTGTTTACTCTCAGCTTGTTCAAAAGAAATGAGAGAAAGATTTTTATACCTTACCAAAAAAAGAGATGAAAAAGGAAATCAAAGTAATGCTCAACGGAGTGGAAAAAGTAGTAGAATTCAAAGAGATCTACACAAGAAAGATTGATAGAGAATTCAGCAACATCCTTTTCGGAGAAGGAAGTGTAACAGGGAAAGATGTGAGTCTTGCTCCTGCAAATGTTCAAAAAGCAAATGACTATCTCATTGAAGCAATGACCAATCTAACACCAGATGAAATTGACCAGCTTTCAGTGAAAGATTTTGATGCAATTATGAAAATTGTTGTATCAATTAAAGAAGTCCCCCTCAAATAGAACTGACTCTCAATCAGTTCAGAAAAACTTTGAGAACAAAAAGCAATGTCAGCAAAGAACATAGAGACTATATATTGATCAAAGAACTCTATCACTGCACACCTAAGGAGATTGAAGAAGTAGATGAGCATATTCTTCAGCTCCACTACTCTATGCTGATGATAGAGAGACAAGAAGAATATCTAGAAAACAAGAGGAATGAACAAAGAAATAGTCAAAAAAATTCATTTCCTAAAAAGAGATAATGTATGAACGATAGTCAATACAAATTGAGTCTTTTGATCGAATCTCAGAACTTAGCCAGTAAAGAAATCGAAAGGCTACAGTGAGATGTGGAAAGACTCCAAAAACAGATGCAATCAGCAGGACAAGTAGTACAAGGAATGATGGGAGGGATTTCTTCTTATGCTCAAGGAATAAAGAACTCACTCTCAACGATTTCTTTTTCTGCAACAATCCAAGCTGCAAAAGAGCTTTGGAATACTTTTTCTAATATCACAAAAGAAATTTGGAATAGTACAGGAGCTTTGGCAGCTGCTATAGAGCCAATAGAAAATTCTTATAAAAGACTTTCTGCTCAAGCAGGAATATCCTCTGATGCTATGCTCTCTGCTATGAAAAAAGCGAGTCTTGGAACAGTATCAGAATTTAATTTGATGTCTGCTGCAAACAAGGCTTATTCTCTCGGAGTGATTAGCAATACTGATCAGATGACAACTCTGATGGAGATTGCGAGAGTCAAAGGTCAAGCAATGGGAAGAACGATGAACGAGGCTCTTGATGACATCGTGACTGGTCTTGGTCGTGGATCTGCTATGATTCTCGACAATCTTGGAATCGTAGTCAATCAGACTGAGGCTCAAAAAGCCTATGCAGACTCTATAGGGAAAACCGTTGAGCAACTTTCTGAGCGAGAAAAAAAACAAGCTCTCATAAATGCAGTAGTAACTCAAGGGAAAACAGAACTTGAAAATGCAGGGAATGCAACACTAGATTTTGCAGGGAAACAAGCAAAACTTGCTACAACTTTTGAAGATTTAGGGACACTCTTTGGAAAGAGTCTTTTGCCATCAATCTGAGGAGCTTATGACAAGATGAATGCTTGGCTTGATGAGCATATAAAATCAATAGAGTTGGCGGTATCTGCAGTAGGAGAAACAATCGGAAATGTAATTGATATGATTGTTGATACTGTTTCTGAAGCACTATCAATCGTTTGAGATATTTGGCACTATACGGTTGATCTTTTTGCTGAGGGGGTGAACAACATTGTAGGTTTTTTTTCTGACTGAACAACAGGTCTAAAATGAGACTGGTCAGATTTTTTTTACTATTTTCAGCAAGGTATTGCAACAATTGTAGGAGTTGTCCAAATAGCTGTAGGAGGAATCAAAGGAACTCGAGAAGGGCTCAAAGCCGTTGCCTATGCTGTTGTAAATGATATTTATACTGCTTTTAGCTGAGGGGCTAGTGGTATTGCACAAGTATTCTCTAATATCGTTTCTGATGTAACAACAAATCTCAAGAAGATGGCAAACTATGCTATCAAAGCAATCAATTGGCTTGCTGAACAAGCAAATAAAATTCCTGGAGTAAATCTAGGAAAGCTTGATCTCTTCACAATCACGGAAAGCGGAACTAAAAGTAGTGTCTGAATGCTGACCAAGCTCTTCACAGAGCCTATAAAATGAGCTACACAAGCAGGACAAAAAGCTCTAGATGGAATGATTGATACCTATGTAAACAGAGTGCAAAAGCTCAACGAAGAAACAAGCCTTGTCAATTGAGGCGGTGGGAAAAAGATGTCGGCTGGAGGAGCAGATGCAAACAATAAAGATAAAAAGTGAGGATCAAAAACTGATAAAAAATCAGGAATGGAAGACCTCAAAAAAGAAATGGAAGAGTATGCTAAGGGGACAAAAGACCTCTACAAATCAATCCAAAAAGAAGCTGACAACTGGCTTAGTAATCAAGTCAAGAATATCAACGAGCTAGATAAAGAGTACCAGAAGTCCTTTGATAAAATTCAAGATAAAATTGATGAAACTACAAAAAAGATAGAAAGTCTGAACAAAGAAATCGGAAGTCTTAAGCAGAAACTTGTAGACCTCCAAACCGAACAGACACAGAGTGTAGCAAAGGAATATGTGAATGCAAAAAAAGAACTCCAAGCACTTGAGGAGCAATACAAAGGACTCAAAGAAGTTGCTGACTGAGTCAGCCGTGAAGATCTCAAATGAGTCGGAGGAATCGGAAAGTATGATGTAGATCTCATCAAGAAGTATAAAGACTATCAAGATGAAATGAAGTCTGCTTATACTGGACTCTCTGAAGAAGAGAGGAAAGCAATGGATCAACAGATCGCCTACCAAGAGCGATACCGATGACTGAACAATGTGGAGAAAATCAAGGAGGACTACAGGATCAAAAAAGAGGAAGTCCAAGCTGAACTCGATCAGAAAATTGCAGCTCTTGCTCTCGAACAGGACACACTCAGAGCAAACCGCAAAGAGCAACAGAAACTCCAAGATGAGCGAATAAAAAGGATCAACGAAGAGATCGCAAAGCGACAAGAAGTCGCAGACAAGAAAAAGGAGTTTGAAAAAAAATATATGGAGATCCTAGAAATCAACCATCAAAAGCAAGTAGATATGACCAACAAGCTCGTGGAGCAATGGAATGCAGTCTACAGGGCAAAGATGAGAGCAATGTCTGCTGGATCTGCTGATGGATCAAGAGCTTCAGGATGACCAGTATATCAGGGGAACGCTTACCTTGTAGGAGAGACCTGACCTGAACTCTTTGTGCCAAGCTCTCACGGAAAAATAGTCAAAAATTCTGATCTCTGAGGAGCTGGAGGCAATATCTCCGTGAATGTAAACCTCGGAAATGTTGCAATAAACAACGGATCTGATGAAAATGCTCTGACTCAGAAGATCACAGAGTCTATCCTCAGGGAACTCGTTCTCTACAAAAAAGGGATCAGATAACTTTAGAACATAAAAAAGCTGATTATGGCAAATATCGCACAATTCAATTCAGTCTTATTCAATGCTTGAGCATCAGGCAAAAGCATTGCAGGAACGAAAGACCTCGTGATCTTCAACGGTTTTGGCTTACTCAATGAAACCTATGTGACCACGAGGCTGAATGTGCGAAATATGCCAAGCATCAATCTCCTGCAAGTTTCCAATCCAAAGTCTGACTGAGGAATTTTGCTTGATCGTTTTTATAAAGATAGATCTATCACGATTGAGGGACACATCAGAGCTGAGAACTATGAGGAGATGCAAAAAAAGATCGATGCACTCAAAAAAGCCATTGCAACCAAGCAAGGCTTCTTGGAGTTTAAGTTTGGGGAAAGCTACAGGAGAATCCTCTGCACGCTTGCAAATTCTGACATCATCAGCAGAGAGTCTTACGATGTGGATCACGGAAAATTCACGCTAACCTTTAGAGCAGAAAAGCCGTTTTGGTCTGAGAAGCAACGAGGAAGTGTGCTGTTTCAGGGAGTCAATGATGAAATCAACGGCGATGTATTCAATGAGGGATCTGAGTATTCTGAGCCGATCATCAACATTCTCGTGAACTCAGCAAGTGGTGCAAGCGAGCTTTCCATCGCAGTTGGAAAAGAAACGATCAAGATTGCAAAAAATCTGAATGCAAACGACATCATCGATATTAACACGGAAGAAAAAACGGTCGTTATCAATGGTCAGCCTACGGATTTCTCAGGGAAATTCCCTAGACTCCAAGCAGGATTGAATATTCTCAATCTCAAGGCAAATGGGAACTATAATTTGGATGTCTCAGTTTTATTTCCTAAAAATTTCTTGTAATGATCAGAAACCTTGAAATCTTAGGAAATAAAAAAATCTGAGCGGTATTGCTTGCATCCTATCAGTCGAATATCGGCAATCTCGGAGAGGTCGCTTTTCAGTGGTATGTTGATGGAGTCTCTATCGAGGGGGCGAACGAGAGAGTCTTGCAGGTCTTGCAGGCTGGAGAATATGTCGTTGCAGTCTTACCTCATACAAGTGAGGGGGAAGTCTGAGAGATGATCACTTCAGCAGGATTCAGAGTGGAAGAGTTCGAGATCCAAGAGCCAATCCAAAAAGAATATATGATCAAACTCTATGATCAGCATTTGAATTTTGTGAAAGTGTGTCCAGTGAGTATTGTCACTAACGATATCAGCTTCTCTGAGTCCATCAATGCAGGACAAGGAGAACTCACATTGAATCTGAATTTGCCTATTGATACCAACTACTTCGAGAATGTGAAGTATATCAAGGTCTTTGTGAACGATAGTCAGGGACTGGAGGATCATTTGATCTACTCAGGATATCTGAGCAAGTATGTGAGGATCTATTCGAACAACAGAGAGAACATTCAAGCTCATTTCCTCTCGCTCTTCAGCTTATTCAATGAGATCTACTACAAGCAAGGAGGAGAGACAACATTTAGGAAGAAGTGAGATCCTGCGGAAATCCTCAAAGATATTGTGAATCAAGTCAAAGAAGCCTATCCAAATCTCTTCAGCTATACCGCAGAAAGCATCGTGAACTACGGACAATCTGTAGAGCTTGAGATCAAGGACAAAAAATGTGGAGATTTGATTGCTGAGATCGTGAGTGGGACAAATTATCGATTCTTTGTTTGAGCTGATGGGATTATTCAATACAAGCCGAAACCAAGCCAAATTTCACACTATTTCACTTATGAAAGAGATGTGAAGGCTCTCACAATTCCAACTGACTTTGAGCAGGTTGTGAATGCGGTCAGAGTGCAATACTGATACATCGGTTGACCGCATAGCTGAATCACTCAGTTTGCGGAGAATGCTGAGAGCATTCAAAAATTCTGAAGAAAGGAAATCACGATCGTAAATCAATCTCTCCACTGAGAAGCGAGTGCAAATCTCTATCGTGATCAATATCTCTTGCAGAATAGCAAGGGGAAACAGAATATAAGTCTGACCGTAAACTCAATGTATCAACTTGAGAAGATCCATCCTGGAGACCTGATCAAGATCAGAAATCTCGGCGTGGAAGTCTCAGGACTGCAGGTCAGCTCAGTCAGCTACTCCTACGAGCAAGCTGTGCTGAAGCTTGAATATACCACTAGTCTCTGAAAAGAGCTTTTATCTCCTAGCTAATCAATATGAGCAGATACCGAAACTATGGAATGGAAAACAATGTGACCTCTGAGCTGTATGCTCCGCTCTGAGTGCTTGCGACCTCTGTTCAAGTCAATCAATGACAAGGGCAAAAGCGAGGGACTAAGTTTCCGATTCTCGCAACCATCGAAAGCTTTGATACTCAAGGAAAGTGCATCAAGAGGGAATGAGTGAAGATCACTGCAATCAACGGCGATGTCTTCACAATAGAGAGAAAATTTTTCTCGTGTCTCGCAAATGATGAAGCGAATGTGCAAGGTCGCCTCTCCTTTGACTTCGTGATCTGAGATAGGATCTCGCTCTATATTCCAAAAGAAATCATAGAAAGACTGAATAATGCGATCGATGATCTCTACGATAACGGAAATGAGAGGATCAAGGCTCTCCCTACTGGCTGACTCGGAATAGAGGTCACGGCTGGAAATGTGAGAGTCGGCAATCAAGAGTTCTACTTCCCTTGAGGACAAAAAGTATTGAATGACAATGCGACAAACTATGTAATGCTCAGAGGAGATTCTCAGATCATCATTGAGTCTGAGCGAAACCAAAAATATGTAAAAGTAGCCACCATCACTACCCAAAACGGAGCAATAACTGACATCAAGCAACGAAAGATCGATGCGGTTGGTGGAGAGTTTGGCGGAGGTTGAGGATTCAAGAAGATTTCAGATTGTGTCTATAGAAGAGGTTTGCTAGTGCAGTTTTTGGCTGACTGAGAGCAGCGGAACATAGAATACCATCAAAAAATGATAAAAAAAATAAGCAGTTGAGAAAAAATCTATATCGTCAACTACAAAAAAGATAAACTTATCTCAGTTAATGAACTATAATTTTATATCTTAGATAACAAAGCAATGAGTATTGTGATCAACGCCAACAACAAAGAAGCTGTCTTAGGTCATAGAGTGTCTAACGCTATGATAGGACAATATCCTGACTTTAATCAGATTCTAATGCATCCTGATTGTAGGAATTGGGCTCCTTGAGTCTTATGACAAAACACGATTGATTATAGAGTCAATTGAACCACTGTGAATATATTATGCGATCGTTTTATGGAGAGAAAATATACTTTTAGTAGAGCAGATTATACTTATTGATCCGATGGGCTGTTAAGTATATGAGATGTAATTCAGATAAATCAAGGGACTACCAAAAAAATAACAACACCAATTGTAAGAATTGGGATATTAGCAGAACTAGAGGGGGGAGAACTAATTGGAGAGAGGATATTATGGTTGGGATCAGTAATGTTTTCTTGCTGAAATTCTTATCATAGAATTGAAGATGGAGTCGTTGCTTTTACTCCGTGATTGCTTCATCGTGATGGAAGTATTAGCAATATCTGAACTTATAAATCTTCAGTAATTTCAGGTAATAATAATACAAGAATTGATAATTTTTTGATTGAGGGAAAAAGTAATGGACTGATTGCCCAAAAGGGAGATATTATTGTATGTTCTATTTCTGCCGAGTTTACGGTAAATGCTGTGCAATATAACGCGGATGGGAAATATGCTATTACGCTTAATTTTGGAAAAGAATGAGGTTTTACAACATTTACTGTAGATAATTATTCCAATTATCATATGGCTCCAATACAAATATCAATTACATAAATCTGATTTTTATTTCTTTTTTGAATGAATATGACCGAACTCGAAACCACAAACACACCTACTTATGAATTCGCCGAAGAAGCTGATATTCAAGCATTCCGAGCTAACCCCTCTCAAGCCTGCGAGGGAATGCAAAGGAAGTATCTCGGTATGACTTATCAGGAATTTTTGCCTCATTGGGAGGCACTCAAAGATCACGAGGGAGAAGTACCTGAGGGATATGAGTTAGTGGAAGAATTGCACAAAAATCCTTTTACTCACGAAGAAAAAACAATCAAAATCCTCAGAGAAAAAGAAAAACAAGATCCTGAAAAAATCATTGAAGAAAAAATTCAAGAGCTAAAGCTCAAAGTCGTTCTCTGAACGATAACCAAAGAAGAAAAACAGACTTTAGAACTTTTGACAAAATAGAATGATCAAAAAATATGCGGTAGAAGATAACTGCTGGGCAAAGCTAGAAACCTCCATTGATGCAACAGCGACCAAGATCAGAATCAAGGAGACTCACAACCTCCCTCAAAGTTGAGAATGGATCGCAACTCTAGTCAAAAAGCAAGGAGATGAAATCATAAAAATGGAAAAAGTCCTTGTCGTAAAAAGAGAACTGAATTTGCTGACCGTACAAAGAGGCTTTCAGTCTACAGCTCAAGCTTGGGAAGAGAATGATGTACTCAATCTCTACATCACAGCAGAGATCATCAGAGAGATTCAAAGGGGATTTGATAAAAAAGCAGATCTGATCGATGGTAAAGTCCCGGCAAGTCAGTTGCCTGAAGTAAGCCAAATAGATGAGAGCAATCTCGTCCATAAAAGCTGAGATGAAGTGATTGGAGGTGTGAAGATTTTTGAAAATTGACTTATCTTTAGAAACTCTGAAACCGATCTGCAAATCAAAGACCTGACACTCTCTAAGCACGATCCTAAAGAAACACAGACCATCTCTCAATATGCAAAAGCAACGAACTGAACACCCTGAGGTATTCATTTTGTAGACTATGTTTCAGGTACTCCAAATTGGCTTACAAATTGGGGAAAAGAATTGCGAGGATATTTGCATATAGGAAACGCAACAAGAACATTCGACAGGTTTCAAGTTCGAGGATATGAGTGATTTGACTGAACTGAAGCAAGTTTAGCAAACGCAAGGAAATATATCAAATTAGATGCTCCAAAGATATTACTCTGAGATGAAGATATTTTAGGCGAGTGGAAAAGCTGGACTCCTACGAATTGAGCTGCTAACATAACAAAGCATCATTGTAGATACAAAAAAATAGGGAAAACCTGTCATTTTTTGGCGGAGGTCTATGTGAATAATGTATCAGGGAACACTCCTTGATTTACTTTGCCTATCCTTAGGGCTAATTATTGAACAGAATTTGTTGTAGCTTGATATTGTGTAAGAAGGTGAGAAAACCCTGCAACTCAATCAAGATGAGCAATATCGTTTTCGTGAAGAAATATGGTTTTTACTTTGTGAAGCACTGATGTTTGAGCATTTACCCAGCCTGGAGAATATATCATCAGAGCATCGTGAACATATGAAACAGAATAAGAAATCAGACTTTTTACCTTATTTACAATCAAAAAATATGATACTAAAAAGAAACCATCCAGAACATTGAGAGATCCAATGCAGTCTAGCAGAGATCTCTCACGGCTTTATTGCAGTCAACGGATTCAAGGACTGAGAGATAGTCGACCGTATCACTTACTCTGTAAGTAATGATCCTGAGATCGAAGAGACCGTGCAAGTAGAAAAAAAGAGAGCAAAAGTAGAGCGAGTCCCTTGAGCTAATGAGTGAGATCCAGCAGTCGCAACAACGGTAATGGAAACTTATTACGAGGAGGAAAAAACAGGTCAAAAAATCCCTAATCCAAACTATGTGGACACTAGCGATCTGAATGAGGTCTATAAATGGCTGAAAAAGAGGTCAGAATTTAGCTCTTAAGTTTAGAGGAGATGATATCAATAAGTACGAAACAGCTCCTCGAAATCGAAAAGGCTATTGCTTTATCTATACAGGACAGACAAGAAATGAAAAAAGATCTAGAAAATCTGACTGAGAATGTGAACGCCTTTCGTGATGAGTTCAGAAAATTTGCAGAGGGGCTTGATAACCGCTACGCTAAAAAAACTTCGGTAGACAAGCTTTGGTCTATTGTCCGAGCAGTGATTGCATTCTTTTTTACTGGAGCTGGCGGTGTGATTCTCAGTTTGATCTTTATCAAACATTAAATTTTATATTTGCAAAAAACAATGGAAGAAAAAGAAAAAATTGAAGTTCAACTTGCAAAGATCTCAGATGAGATCAAAAAGCTCAACAGCAAACTCAATGGTACTTTGCCAAGATCAAAGTTCTCAAGAGGAATCAGAGCAAAGTATTATAAAGAACTTCAGCAAGCTGAAGCCGAAAAACTCAGGCTCGTAGCTTTGCTGAATTATATAAGATAGCATTTTTATCATCTAAAAATAATCAAAATGGAAAACCTATTATTAGAAGCAGGAGGGATTATGGGGTTAACCTACTACATCCTCAATTTAGTTAAGCCTGCAATAC